TGCATATAGTGCGGGACTTTCTGGAGTTCCTGAAGCAGTGGTTCTAATCAAATTCAATTAATCTTTGCTGTTTAAAATATATAAGAGGAGAAAAGAAATTTTCTCCTCTTGTCTTATATTGAGGTATAATATAATTATGAAGGGAAATTGGAAAGGCGGAGTTTGGAAAAACAACCCAAAAGAATATCATAAAGTTTGGATAGAAAAACACAGAGAACGAGTAAATGAACAAGCACGTAAAAGCTATCATAAGATAATGAGCAATCCAATTAGAAGGGCAATTCAAAATAGAAAAGATTTATTAGCGCAAAACTATAGACGAGAAAGAAGAAAAAACCATCTTATATATTGGTTAGGAGGAAAATGTCAAGAATGTAATAGAGATTTAATAAATGAACTTCATAGCTTAATTCACTTTCATCACCCCGATAATAATAAAGAAGCAGAAATTGGTCAACTACTTACTAGTGGTAGTTTAAAAAGGTTAATGAAAGAAGTTCGTAAATGCCAAATGCTATGCTATGATTGTCATAGAAATAAAGACTTCGTAACAATCAAATAATCCTTCCTTGTCTTATCTATATGGTTTAAATATTTTTTATATATAAAATATAAAACTTTATTACTTCTATTTTGTTTTTATTTTCAAGAGAGTTACACAGAAGTTATAAAGGAGGAAAATTAAATGGAAAGATATACAAGTAAAGAATTAGTTGCAAATATATTAGGAATAAGTGAAGACCTTATTCAGACTGAATGGTTAGATTGGGCTACTGCGCAGGTAGATTTAAAAACACATCAAACATTTGGTAATTTTACAGTTGTAGAAAGATATGATGGTACAGATTTAGATTTTCTCTTACTAGATAATTCTCCAGTAGTTAGTGTGACAAAAATAGAATATCTAGAGGATGATACTACTGATACTTGGATAGAATTAGATGATAAATATTATGTTTTATATAGAAATGAAAATAGAATACGATTGGTAGAAGATTTATCTGGAGTTACAGAAATTAGTTGTTTTGAAATAGGAGTTCAAAATTGGAGAGTTACTTACGAATATGGACATTCAGAAGTACCAGCAGAAGTTGAATTATTAGCATCATTAATGGTAGTAGAATTATATAACATTAAAACAACTGGAGTTTCTGGAACAGTTTCAAGTGAAAAAATTGGTGATTATTCTATTTCATATAACTCGTCTGCGTCAATTCCAGTTAAAGACTTAATAAAAGAGTTAATAGATTCTCTTGGTAAACCAGATATTGGAGTATTAGGAGTATGATAAATACACCCCAAAATCCTATTAAAATATGCCATAAGTGTAAGGTTGTACTTAATGAAAATAATATGTGGACGTCCTACATGAAAAATCATATATGGGTATGCAAAGATTGTACTCGCAAATATGCAAAAGAATACTCACGAAAACATCTTATAGAAGCAGGAGATGGAAAGTATTTGAAAGGAATTAAAAGAGATTATCCAACAGATGAAAAATGTGAAATTTGCAATATTTTTACTCCACCACCCCTAAATTACCACCACTGGGACGACACTAATTTAATGAAGGGTATATGGATTTGCGGAAGATGTCATTTAATTGCTGAAGGAGTAGAAAAAATAAATAGTGTTGAAGCTAAAATTTACTTACGTTGGAAAGGTATATTATCATAATGGCATATTTAGACCAACTTAAACATACTGTTGAAGTTTGGAGAAGGTCAGCAGGAGCTCAAAATGATTATGGTGAAGCAATAGATACGTGGGCTAAAATAACAGATATTACTTGTTTAGTGCAACCTAAAGGTGGAAATGTTGCTAGAGAAGAAAGTGGAATACTTATAACCAGCACCCATAAATTATTTTGTCTTATTGGTACTAATATACGTGTAGGTGATAAAATTAAGTATTCTAGTAAATTTTTTGATGTATTAAATGTAAAAGATGCTGCAGGACAAAATCACCACTTAGAAAGTGATTTACGTGAAAATGAATAGGAATAAATGGTAACAATAGATATACAAAATATTAAAGAAATAAAGGATGCAATTGCTCAACATAAAAATATTATGCCCAGAATTAAATTTGCTTTAGAACAGTTTTTAATTAAAGTTACAGATGTAGCAAGATTAAAATGCCCAGTTAAAACTGGAACATTACAAAGGTCAATTGAAAGACAAATTATTAAAAGTACAGATGAGAGTGTTGAAGGTAGAGTAGGTTCAAATTTAAAATATGCTTGTTTAATAGGATATAATTATGAAGTATATCATCCAAACTCAATTGTAACTACTCAAATTAGTAGAGTTAAAATTGGAGATATGATTTTAAGTAAAGATGGTAATCCTCATAAAGTAATTAAAACTCATAAATTTAAAATATTAGGAGATAGTATAGAAGGTATAGAAATTAAATTTAGAACTAATAGAAAAAATCCTATTTTTACAAAAACACACCTTCTTTTAATTTTAAGAAATAATAATTTAATATGGGAACAAGTACAAAATTTAAAATTAACTGATATGGTATTTGTTAAGAGAATGCATAATGACAAAAGAAATTTTTGCGTTTGTGGAAAAGAAATAACTGGCATAAATAAATCTATGAGATTATATTGCTCTATAGAATGTAGAAATAAATATATGAACTGGAAAAGTTTTTGCGGAGGAAATAAAAGTCACTTTTATAAAGATGGCAGAACATTAATAAATAATAAATGTAAAATATGTGGTAAAAGAATTTGGTTTGAAGCTAGTTATTGTAAAGAACATAGTCCACATAGACAATTAGGAGAAGAAAACCCACTTTTTATAAAAGAAAATAGAATATATGATTGGAGATTTAATAGAAAATTAAAAATTAAAATTTTAAAAAGGGATAATTATACATGCCAAATTTGCGGAGAAACAAACAGATTAAGTATACATCATAAAGATAGAAATAAAATGAATAGTAAGGAGGAAAATTTAATAACTTTATGTGGAAGATGTCATGGATTAGTTACTATGGGAAAATTGGATTGTGAATTACCAGAAATAAATTTAGATGTATTTAAACCTGTTAAAATTTTAGATATTAAAAAGATAATTTTTAAAAGAAAATATAAGATAGGGTTACCGCATTTATATGATTTAAGTATAGAGAATGAGAATTCTTTTTTAGTAGCAGGAGTATTATCTCATAATTCCTATATAGAATTTGGAACTGGAGTGTATGGTCCACGCAAAACACCAATAAGACCAGTAAATAAAAAAGTTTTAGCTTTTGTTACATCAGGCGCCAGGCCCACATCTGCGGCTGCTTGGAATAAGGCACAAAAAGATGGTAGAGTAGTATATGCTAAAGAAGTACGAGGAATCAAACCACGTCCTTATCTTTTACCAGCATTTAATGAAACTTTAAATTCTTTAGTTGACTTTATAAAAAAGGCAATGAAATGAAATATGATATATTAAAAAAACTTAGAGCAATTCTTTTAGCAGACCCAACAATAGCATCTCATGTTGGAACTAATATTAAGGTAAGAGAATTACCAGTTACGAGAGTAGGTAAACAAATAACTTTGAGAAAAACTTTTGGAACTAGCGATTCTATAATTCCATTATGTAGACCAGATGTATTTATAAGTGTATGGGTAAAACAAAAGGAAGTAACTGAACCATATAAAGTTACTACTGAAATAGTAGAAAAAATTATAGACCTTTTAAATAGAAAAGGTGAAAGTTTAAATATAAATGATTTAATAGTGAATCAAATAGTTAGAGTAGATGCAGATATAAGTTATAATGATGAGGAAGAATATTGGATAGGAATGATTCATTTAGAATGTGTTATAAACGATTAAAGGAGGGGAAATAAAATGGCAGACAGAACATATGACTTGCAAAAACAGGTACAATCAAAAACAGTAACAAATTTAAAAAAATCAGTATTATTGGAAGCAACAGTTTCTACAGATGATACTATAACAGTTGGGCAGTTAACAACATTAACGGCAGCAGTTGTTAAGAAAGCAGTTGATGGTACAGCAGTTTCTTGTACAGTATTGACAAATGTTATTACAATTACAGAAGTAGCCTTAACAAATGTTCAGGTTGTAGCTTTTGCAATTGGTGCGTAAAAATATTTTCTAAATAATATAAAGGAGGTGTAATGTGGCTGAATATAAATTCTCAGTTGGTAAAATAAAGATAGGTGGAGGTACAGCAATAGCTTATTGTACAGGAATTACAATTAGTTATGATGGTGGTCCAGTAGAGTTTAGGGGCGGAGATAATAGATATCCTGTGTGGATAGAGTTAGGTGCAAAGTCGCTAGAAATTAGAGTAGAATCGGCTAAGTTTGATGTTAATCCTACAGAGTTAGATAATACATACGTTGACGTTGAACTTCAGACTGGAGTAGAAGGTGGTGGGTTAGCAGGAACAATTACGGGATGTAAAGTTATTTCTTATGAAGTTAGGCAGGAACAGAACGCGTTCGTAGTTTCTACAATGGTTATAAGAAAAGCAGTAAATCCATAATTAAATATAGAGAGAAGGCTTGGAGACGGTTTTATTGAAACTTTAACCGCCATAAAAATATCACCAAATACCTTCTCTCGCCAAAACAAAGCTAAAAAGGAGGAAAATAGAAATGGATGAAAGAATAACAAAAGATAAAAAAATGATTACTTTAGTAGATGGTAAAGAATATGAAATTAAGACACTAACACTAAAAGAAACGAAAGATATTCTCCCAATATTGAAGGAATTAGAAATTCTAAAAACAAATGAAAATCTTACAGAAGATTTATTAGATAAAATAGTAAAAATATGTTTTATTATTTTAAAAAAATCTGCAGTAGATTTAACGGAAGAAAAAGTATTGGACTTAGTAGATTTAGCAAATGTAGTTCCAATAATTTTAATGGCTACTGGTAAGGATGTGTAATTAAATTGGAAGATGAAAGTTTAATAAGTTCTGTAGATATATTAGCGCATGAATATGGTTGGAACATAGAATATATTCAAGCGCTAGATATGAATGAGATATCAAAACTATTAAAAGCAATTTCAAAAAGAAAGAAATTAGAACACCAAATGTTATTAGTTATTATCAATAGAGCAATAGTAGGTAAACCATTAGACGACACTAAATATGAAGTAACTGAAACAAACCAACTTAAAGAGTTAATGAATAAATTAAAAATACCTGTTAAGGAAATATAATTATGGTTTTAAAAGAATTATATATTAAAATGATTGCTGATGCCTCTGGAGTTAAGAAAGGTACAGATGAAGCGGGTAGAGAAATAGATAAATTACAAGATAAAGCAAATGGATTAGGAAATGCCTTTCAAAAGGTAGCAGGAATTATAGGAAATATATTTCAAAAAGCAGTATTGACTGTAACCGCTTCACTTACTGCTGCAGTAGTTGAAGGAACAAGATTTGAAGATAATATAGTTAGAGCTTTTCATGATGCTGCTGATGGTGCTTCTATTACAAGTCAAGCATTTCAAAAATTTTCTGGCATAGCAAGAGAAACGGGCAAGACTACAATATTTAGTGCAGTTCAAGCTGCAACTGCTTTAAGAACATTAGCGAGTGCTAATCTAAATACTAATGAATCTATGAAAGCTCTTTCTGCTTCTACTTCTTTAGCGGCATCTACTGGGATTGATTTAACTGCATCTGCTTATTCAATTGGACAAGTATTAAAAATATTTGCAAGGTCAGGCATTGATGCAGCAACAGCGGCTGGTTATTTAGCAACTGGAGCAATTAAAGGTTCATTAAATGTTGAAGCATTTACTTCTTCCTTACGTTTATTGGGACCAACAGCTGCATTAGCTGGATGGAATTTAAAAGAATTAGTTTCTGGTGTTACCACTTTATCAGATTATGGTATAGAGGGTATGAGAGCAACAATGGGATTAGCTACTACTATGAGACAATTAATGGATCCATCTTCACAATTATCAAAATTATTAACTACTTGGGGAGTAAGTACTTTAGATACTAGTGGAAAATTAAAATCATTAAGTACAATTTTAGGAGATGTTAGTAAAGCAGTTGGAGAAGATACAAATAAAATTAGACAATTAACTGATATGGGTGGACCCGCTTTTACTACATTAGCTACAAGTGCAAAAACTTCTTTTGATTCTATATCAAGAGAAATGGATAATAGTAAAAGTATGATGAAAAAATTAGCTAATGAATATCAAAAAACTTTACCAGGTTCATTTCTAAGATTAAAAGCAGTTGGAGTAGAAGCACTATTAACTCTATTTACTGCTGTGGAAGAACCATTAGTCAAAATTGTAAATTCACTTTCAGAATGGATATTAAAAACGTCAGAAGTTATTACTAAAAATAAAACATTACAAAAAATAATGGAAGGATTACAAAAAGTATTAGAACCTATTGGAAAAATGGTATTAGACTTAGGAGATAAATTTGTAAAATGGTTAGGTACACTTAAGCCAGGAGATATAGAAGAATTTTTTAATAAAATAATTAAATTTTGTAATGATGCAGTTAGTGCAGTAACAAAATTAGTAGATGCAATAAATAGTTTGTTTACAGCGTTTCAAAATTTAAAAACTGGATTAACATCAAATATTTTTGGAGGAATATTTCAAGCAGCATTTCCAAGTATGCCTTTGGCGGGTAAAATGGGAGAAGCAGTAGGAGCAAAATTAACTACAAAAGAACAAAAAGGAGAATCTACGCCACCACAAACAACTTCAAAAATTGGTGTAACAGCCCCAGAAATAGGAAAAGCAGTTAGTGGAAATTTATTAATGCCAGGAATGTATGAAAAGAAATGGCAGGATGAAACAGAAAAATTAGTACAATATTTTAAACAATCTACTTTTGCAGCAGGAGCATCATATAAGGGAGTAATAAATGTATTTGATGAATTCTTTAAAGTAAATGTTTCAAATGAAGAACAATTAAGGGCGCAACTTAAAGACAGATTTGATATGTATAAAAAGAGAATGGAACAAATTCAAGGGGCAGATTCTTTAAAATATTAGGAGTAAATAATGGCAGTACCAAGTTTAAAAATGTATAGGTCAGATACGATGGTAGAAGTAGGGACAGAAGTAAGTCCTATAGATTTTGGATTATGTCTTGCTGGACAAACTACTGATTTACCTTACGAATTAATTCTTTATAATGATAAAGATGGATTATTAGATAGTGATGATGCTAAAGAATTAGTATTATCTTTATTACAAATGAATGTAATAGAAGAATGGATTAGTGATGGAACACCCTCACAAACATTTACTATGATATTTATTCCATTAGTTACTGGTTCAGAAGAAGTTACAGTAGATGGAGATGAATGGGTAAGAGTAGATGATTTTACTAGTTCTAATCCAGATTCAGAACACTATACACTAGATTATACTACTGGAGTATTGACTTTTGGAAATGGTGCTAGAGGAAAAATACCTACAATAGGTTCAACCATACAAAATAATTATATACCTGACTTAAATATATATGGAAAAGAAGTATATAATTCTTTATGGGTAGAAGTTATGTCTGCTGGTTTAATACCAACACCACCTAATAATATAAATGTTGATATTGAGTTGGGAGAAAAAATAGATGATGATTATGTTAGAACTATTCATTATCCAATAATTATAAGTGTAGCAGGTGTATGGGACAATATATCTAAAACAGGAACTAATTATTATACTAGTGGTTCTTTTGATGCTAATACAGGAATAATAACTTTAGGTTCAACTATGACAGCACCAAATCCTTATATAGAATATGTATATACAATAAAGGATGATAACGAGACAAATTATTCTCAAATAGGATTATTAACAAAACATGTATTAGAAAATCCTATACCAAAAAATAATGCAAAAAGAATTTTTGCAAGAGTTACTATACCACCAACTGCGGATACAGAAAGTGGTGCCTTTATACAAGTAAGATTAAGAGTAGAATATGAATTTTAAGGAGGTGAAATAAATGAGTGCAATACACGAATTTAGTGAAAGTAATGGCGTGGGAGCAGTAGTAACCGATAGTATAACTAATATTAATTTTGGTTCTACTGACGATCATGATTTAGTACCAGCAGATTATACAATAATAGCAGGGGAGAATTCTTTTCATAAATGTATCAGATGCAAATTTTCAAGTACATTTACTGAAATTTCTAATATGAAGTTTTGGAAATCATTAGGTGATTTTTTAACAGGAGAAGCAATAAAGTTTATTTGCGAAGTAGCATACTCTCAACCTGCTACAACTCCTTTAACTAGTGCTGTTGATATTCCAGTTAGTGAACCTGGTTCAGCAAATATTACACCATCAACAATTAGCGCACCTGGTTATACTGATTATATTAAATTACAGGAACAAACAACTGGTTCAACACCTGCAGGAAATGTAAATACAAAGACATTTACTTTTAAGTATGATGAATTTTAGAAGAGATGTTTTTACCAATACAATGGAGAAAAATGAAATTCAATTTAATTTGGAAAGCAATATTTAATGATGGAACTGAACTAAATCAGTTTAACGATAAAGAACAGAATATTGAAAATCTGTTTAGAAAAGTTTTAGAAAGGCAAGACCAATTAAAAGAGTTTTGCCTTTTTAATATTATAACTGGAAAAAAATATAGAGTAGACTTATCTTTAGGAATAATTTCAATTGGGAACAAAGAAATAGAAAAAGACCAACTTAAAGATAAACCAAATTTAAGACTAATATATTTTAGAAGAATAGAAAAAGAATTCCAATTAGATAATAAAGAAATTGATTTAAGATTAGGTGGAAGAATTAAAAGTATTTCTTATTTTTTAGGGTATCAATATACAGAAAATAATATAAATCATAAAAGTTTAATTCAGATATATTCTGACGATCAAATGGTGGTGTATTAATGTCAGCAGTTACAATAACTCAAACAACAGTACAACAATTTCCTGGTACAAGTGTATATAGAAGAATTTTTAGACTTTCGACGGATAGATTAGTAGCTATAGTTTTAAGAGGTACATATTCACCAACAGGTTTATGCTATCAAACTTCAGACGATCAAGGAGTTACTTGGAGTACTGCTACTCAGATAGATTCAATAGCAAGTGGATATCAATATACATGCTATCTTGATACAGATAATAATATTTATATAGTATATGTTAATGCTAGTAGTTATACAGTATTTAGAAAATTAACTTATTCTGCTGGTACTTGGACTATTGGTAGTGTTGTTACAGTAGTAACTAGTTCTGGTGCCTATTATAATATAAAGAAGGCAGATAACGGAACATTATATATTGTCTTTAACTTATCTAATATTGTTACTTATTATTCAATAAATGATGGAGTAAGTTGGACGGCAACTAACCCACCAAGCACTAATGCAACCAGTATAGATTCTTTAACTATAGGAAATGATTTATATATATATTACACATATAGCATTTATCAAATATACGAAAGAAAAAGAACATTTGCTACAAGTACTTGGGAAACAGTAGTATTAGTAGATAATACAACAGATTTATTAAATTATCCCATAAAACTGCGCGCTACCTTAACAACAGATGGTTATAAACACTTAGCATATTATGTACCAAATTATAAAATTTGTTATAAGCGCTCTACATCATATTCAAATTGGGATGTAGCTAGAACAGATATAACTACATTAGGAATTGCAGACACAACCTACACAGAACCTAATATTGGCGCTCGCGGAAATGATATAGTTATTTTATGGAATGAAAAATTAGCAACTAACTCTTGGAATATTAAATATAAAAGAAGGTATAGTGATACTTGGGATTTATTAATTAGTAGTCTTACAACTGATGGACTTGCTAATAGAGGCAACAATTGTATGCAATATACCTCTGCAAGTAAATTGCATCTACTTTGGTGTGAAAAAACTGCCAGCCCCTATGATATTAAAACAGATTTTATTCAATTTAAAGATATTATCTCTAAAAATATTAATTCTAATACCACCATTAAAGTTTTTGGAGTTGAAAAAACAATAACATCAGATTCAAGAATAGTATTATCGCATGAGACACGAACCATTAACTCAACAGCTAAAATAACTGGCAAACGTGAAATTATATCAGACGCTATAATATCAGGATGGATAATATCTTCAGATGCAAAAATTGCCTATGCTAGATATATTACATCCAGTGCAAAAATTAAGGCAGTAGTAGATTTTATTGGAAGATTACAAACATATGTAAGTACTAGTAAAGATTTTAATACTAGATTGAAAATAGTTCATACTCCTCCTTCAATACCTACAAATTTATTAGGGGACGATTTAGGTACTGGAGAAGCAGTTTATTTACACTGGGATGATGTTAG